GCCTCCTCGCGATCGTGCCACGGGTCTTCCTTCATAATTTAACGCACTGTTTTTATTCTCGGTAATTGGTAAATGGACGTTCTGAAAAAAATTCCGCCAGCTTGGATTGCAGTTGCAGTTCTCGTCGTCATTGTACTTGTCTTGTTATTTAGACAGCGTCGTTCAGGGTATACACCTGCCGCAGGTACACCAATATCACTTATGGACCTTCAGGAATTTTCTGCATTCACACCGGAACAAAAGTCACATTATACACAGATGATTTCAGAATCATCTGCTCAGCTGCTGCAGGCAGCCTCGTCAAAGTCTTATGATGCTTTCATTGCGACCATTTCCAATATATTGAGACAGGTGATTCAGCTGACGCCTACTGCCATGGTCCAGCCTCCGCCTACTGTCATGGTTCCGCCCCCGTCTATGTAGGCGTGCACGCTTTTTTTGCCGCAGTGACGACCCTCGGTTTGAATGGCCCGATGATGTGACCCAGGACATCAATGTCCGACGGCTCGAGCTTGTATTCGCTGCAGGCTGAGTAGTCGCCTGCGAGAAATTGAAGTCGAACGACCGTATCGATGGCGTCCCTCGACAGTTTGTTCGTACGACGCATGAGCGCCTCGAGCTTCTTGTGACGCATGCATATGTTTTGGTACTTGGTCCACAGACTTCCCGTCCGCGGCACCTTGTTCATGGGCCTCATCAGACGACACGGCTGGATACATGACGTCATGGTGAACATCGGCATGATAATGTTCCAGTCGTACTTGTCGTACACATCAGTGTCAAGGAGGTCGGCTTCGGACATGAGGTCTGCAATCTTCGCGAGCGTATCCACGTCACCGTTGACGCGGTCAGGGTAGTTTTCCTGGACGATGCTCCATACGTGTCCGTGTTCGTGCGTCGTGTCGCCGATGCGAACATTTTTCCACTCCCCTCGTAAGAGGCGATGGACGTAATCTTTCGGTGTTTCAAACTCGTCGGGCGCCGAATTTCCGTACGTATCCAGAACGGCTCGTCTGTGATTGATGCCGGTACACTCATGATAGACCGTCTGGGGCGTCAGTTTCACGGGGGTCAACGCGATGACGACCGTCGGACTCTTGGACGAGATTGGTCCTTGAATCTCACGGACGCCGATGAGGTCCTGGATAGACTCCCAATCATCGATTACGATAGGTAAGATTGAGTATCGAAGACGCTCGAACATGTCCAGGGTCCCCTGACGCGTCTTGAACACATCCGGATCCATAAATAAACAGTGGCCGAGTTTCTCCTTGACGAGTGTTGTTTTCCCAGTTCCTGGTTTCCCGTGAACGCACATCAAAACACCAGGTTGCGCAAATACTGGATCGTTTATTTCTGCCTTCTTCTTAAGAAAGCGATCCATGTCTTCGAGCGAATCTGGTGACGATGAGTCTCTAACGAGGCAAATCCTTAGTTTGGTCTGGGAAAATAACGCGTTCGTTCCGTACGTTGGCGCATGGCTTTTGTATAACGTCCTTGTCCTGTGTCTCCTGGTGTACATTGCAATCAGACTTGGACTGTCATGAGATCACGGCGAAGGAGGCGCGAAGCGCCTCCTCTTAAACCTGGTCTGTCATGAGTCTGGGTGGTTTCTGTGCCATGACGTCGTACAGCGTGTCGACTGAAGCCTGCATGAATCCCTGCTGCTCAGACGCGGCGAAAACCTGATCGAGGTTTGCGAAATACATGCCGTCCTCGTCAGCCTCGTCGATAGGAATAGCCTTGACAGCACGATCCATGCTGATGGCGAGCGGCTGAAGCGTCAAGTTGACGTGGTCGTAGTCTGCCATCTTGTCTGCTGGCGCTGGGAACAGGTTCTCTGGGACGTGCGTCAGGGGCGTGTACGTGTCGCTTGGAATGTCACGGAGGGGAGTCTCGGTGGATGCAGGCTTCAGTGACACCAGTGGTGGAGGATTATCATTTACGGTCGGCGCGTCATACACCACCTCGGCCATGGACCCACGCGCCTGGTAGTTGCTCCGGGTCGATCCGAAAATAACCAGCGCCACGAGGACGATGATGAACGTCCACACAATGAAGGGTCTGACTTTGAACGGTCGGAGGGGGGCCATCTATTTTATGTTGAGAAATTTTTTAAGGTTCGGTGATGTAATTGTCCCAGTCGATATACCTGAAATTTTTGTACCCAAGCTTCACAAGAACTTCAAACGGCGTCGGAACGTGATGGAGTCCAACAACCTTTGGGTCGATTTTCGCGTCATTATGCTCAAAAAATATAACCGGCTTGTATTTTTTGATCGTTTCGGCTGCACCCTGAAGTACGAGACCCTCTGCACCCTCGACGTCAATCTTCATGAAATCGAGACCAGGTAAATCGAGCGAGTCGAGCGTTCGAATCTTGATAGTCTCTCCGCCTTCGCCAATGCCTATACCTCCCTTGTTGTGCCCCTGCATGTTTGCATCCCACACCTTGTCAAGAGAATTCAGGGTTGCCAACGAATCCTTGTGTCCGAGACCGCACTTGTAAATTTCGACACGGTCACCGAGATTGTTTCGTACGACGTTCCGTGACAAAATTCCAAACGTTTTTTCTTGTGGTTCAAATGACCACACCTTACAATCAGGGTTCATGTTTGCGTAGCTGATTGTATGGCAGCCGATGTTTGCACCGATATCGACAATGTACTTTGATTTTTGAATGTATGGTTTGAGTGTACCGTTGATAATGTGACTCTCAAACACATGTCCGCTCATCATGTGGTTACGGATATAAATGTCCTCCATGTCTATTTCGAAACGCCCGTTCGGTGTGTGAACCTCCATTATGTTAACGAACTTGGTATACTTTTAGATGAAACCAAGTCGGTTCAGAACATCCGATGATGCTGGTAAAGGAACCTCTGTGGGACGAGGGACGAGTTTCGTACTTCCATCGGTGTGAATACCTGAATTTATAAGACGATCGAATGTTTCAGCCGTCCACGGAATTTCGTGCGCATCTTTCGAGTGAGCATACGTGTTGACTTTGAGTGCGACGCGCTCAGGTCCACCAAAGCTACTTAGATGCCATCCCGCGTGATAGAAGGCTACATATTTCCATCTGTTTGAACGGAGGTGGTTTGGTCCGACTTGTTTGAACATTTCACCTGTCGTCATGACTGTACCGACCCACGCTTCACCACAGAAAAGATATTTCAACGAGTACTCGAACATCCACATATGAAGGGCGCATATAAGCCGTGGTAAAGTTTTGGGAATTTTGTTCATGTCCGGAATTTCATCCACGTCACTCACCATAACAGTGGCGTCATCAGGTACGTCATCTAGACCACGAAGAATACAATCTCGCTGATATTTTTCACGGGACCATGGATCTGCATCCGTCGGCGATTCTTCGGCTTTGACTATGACGTGTTTTATCTTGTGCATCCATTGCGAAAATCTATCCTTGTTCTTTTCAAAAAACAGTTCTTTGGGTCCACCTCGGTGGTTCAGTTCAGACTCGACCAGAACGAAACGGTCTACGAACGGGTCTAGAACGGTCAGACGTAACTCGAGCGTCTCGAGTTCGTTATAGAACATAAACGTATCCACGAGCATTAGTTAAAGAGGTTGTTTATTCTCTAACTAATGAACCCTGTTCAGGTTGATTTTTGCCACGGAGACCTCATCGCCAACCTCGTGAAGTGCCACAAACCAAAGACGGTCCTCGAACTCGGTTTCGGCAGCGGATTCACCGCTCGCAAGATCCAGGAGGCCCTGAACTACAACGAGACTGGTGAACTTCATCCAAAGTACGGTCCCCCGGCCACGTACACGATGGTTGATAACTGGCAGGACTGGCGCGAAAAGGGGGAGGCGCCACCAGATCTCTCAGAGTTTAAAAACGACCGTACGACAATAGTCGTTTCGAACGAGCACGACTTTGTGTTCAACGCCAAGACAAAGTGGGATTTCATTTTCAGCGACGCTGACCATTTCAACACCGAAAAGTGGTTCGAACACGTGTTTGACAACCTGCTCAACGACAACGGTATTCTCATTTACCACGACATTTGCGTCAAGGCACCCGAGAGCGGTGAGTTTTGGTTTCC